CTCCTCCTCGGGAATAACCCGCACCCTAGATTGTCAAATCTAGGGCCCACCCGTGCCGAATCACACGGCACTGACCCAACGCCGACGAAGCTTTCGCTTCTTCGGGTCGGGTCTACCTGCTGCAAGCAAGTGCTCCGAATCGACTGGATCACTCCAGTCAAAGCGGAAGCACTTCAGCAACGCGGCAGGTCCATCGAGGGGACTCGACGGGACCTTATCCTCCAATTTCAGTGCCCTCACAAGGGGCACATGGAGATCTGCATCCATCTTCGCTGAAGTAAGATCTACTCCAGTAAAGGAATGCAGGCCGATTGCTCCGGATTGCCACGGGACTGTTGGTAGCTGACCAACAATACTATGGATATGAGTCTGGACAGCTTGCGCTGTCTCCCAATAACCTGCAAGATGGAGGTTATTGGATAACTCAACCCAACTGGCAACTCCAGCTGCGTCAGACCATGAACGAGGTAAGTCCTTCTTGCATCGAATGGGTGTAACCCATTCGCCCAGGAAGAAGTCACCACCGCAGGACTCCCTGAAATTACCTTCCAGGAAGCTCTTTGAATGGTTGACAGCTAACCCGAAACGAGTTAGCTCCTCTACTACATGGTTAGCGTGTACCGTGGGTACGATGATATCATCACCATACACACGGACCGATCCAAGAAGAGATTTAAGATCTTTCTTGGTCAACGATCGGCCCATACTGCGCTGGACTCCCATCATCGCTATAGTCGCGAAGACTAAAGCTTCGATTGGGAAGCACACCGCAGAACCCATGGACGCAAACTTCCTCAGACCAACCAGTGTGCCATCGGGCATCACTGAGGTACGTGAGCGCGTCGCGTCTAACGCCTTCCTTAGCCAGGGAAAACGTCGGACGAGACCATTCATCACGAGGGAGTTCAAAACTCGGTCGCTAGCATCAGACAGATCGATGGTAGCGAGATCGCCTTGCAGCGATCCTCTCCGGGCCAACTCTTGATTAGGGAGTTGATCGGAGAAGCCAAGCACCGGAAAGGGGTTGTGAGGCCCTTCTAATGCTTGGACAAGAGCGATGAGCAAACCTTGCTGCATATACTGCATGTGGGTTGGCTCAACAGCTATCACTCTTGGAGTTTTGAGCGTCTTAGGAACCATTACCACCTTAACAGGTGGCTCTGATTCCGGGGGCAAGTACTCCGGATTCATCTCCCAATAACGATGATTCGGCAAGCCGAAATCAACGTACGGAAAGATGCCCTCGAGGCGTTCAGTCCAAGTTGGTAAGGTCCATTTCTGGTTGCCTTCCAACTTATCTGACACCTTTCCGGGCCCGTGCTTTGGCAGAATCTCGCTATTGTAAACCATTTGGTCCACAACAGAAAGGGGACTACCAAAGAGAAAGACAGCCATGCGAGAAAACTCGACGTAATCAGCGTCGGTCCATTCGCCACTATCTTCACGAGTCCGAAGTTCTTCTTCGACTCGAAGGTAGCGATCCAATGCGGCCTTCTCCCTTTCGGGGGTGCAGGGCAATTCGACCTTCTTCAGCAAATGGCAAATCTGCCGAATAAAGCGAACTGCTTCTACACAAGGCTTAGCATGAATTCTACCCGATCGTGGGTGGAAAACTCGACGAAGGAAACCTCTCAAAAATGAGGGGAGACCGCCTGTCCACTTAAAACCGTGGAACAGGTCGGAGTCGACATAGCCCCGGCTTAGACTTGTCTCAAAGTCGCTGCCAAAGCTAGGAAGGGTTATCGTCAAGAACGATAATCCTTCGTTTTCGCACCTCGAAATGACATATTTTATGTCATCATCGGCGTTCACACCAGCGATCTTACTGCATTCTTGAATGCAGCAGATCGTGAGTCCTGTCAGGCTTTTCATGGTCTCCTCCTAACAGAGGTAGGCCATCCTCAAGGACATCTCAGATCCTGGATTGGACTAACCAGGGGGCTTTTGCCCCCTGGCTAGCTACCCAATCGTTACGCCGCGCTGGCGCCACCTACTAGAAACATCAGCAGGATGGCGTTTGCAGCAATGGCGAGTGCCGCAGTGGCGATTCCGACTCCAACAAGAGTCAAAATCACCATGCGTGGCCAGGATTGCTTCTCTGGACCCTGGTGGAGACTCTTACGACTCTCCACCGAGGATCTTACCCTTGAAGGTAGCTGCTGCGAGAAGCGCACTAAGCGCGTCAAGCACAAGCTGGGCCTCTGCATCACTGTACCCCGTGTTAAAGGGCCGGTTGATGACAGAGTGAACCGTCATAGAATACGGACGGTTCTGGCTTGGGATCAGAGGATCCGCAGTAACCTTCGAGTGCGTCAGCTTGACGAGGGCCTGCTCGCGACCTCGCACCATCTGGTGCGAAACCACGAGCACAAGGCTCCCATCAGCACTGGCATACTCGGAGCTACGACCAGAGGTCGAGATCCGGGACAGAGAAACAGACGCTCCATTGTAAGTAATGGAGAGCGGATCAGAGAGGGCCATCAGACTCCTACTTTGAGTTGGACTGCATGGCGATTGCCACACAGGTAGCAAAGTATAATTACTTTGCGATACCAAGGGCACCAAGAATAGCTAGTTCTCGCGGTGAAAGCGAGCGACCAGTGAAAGTGGTGCCAAACGGACGGACACGTTCTCTTTGCTTAATATCCTCAGTGAGGGTATAAGAGACCGTGGCGGGTCGCCAGGTACCTGCAACGCATAGACGGCCTGACCATTCATACAGTCTTTCAACTGTGGAATGGCACATGGCATATCCGTAGCGTTGCGTGGCACCTTCAGAGGCTTGCAAAAACAGGTGACGCAAAGCGTTACCCGAATTTGTAAACCAATCGGCGAGCCAGGAGAAAGGAAGAAGTTCCCAAATGTCGGCGGGATCTGGCACAATGCCATAAACCCGATTCCATTCGAATATGAGTTCCTCGAGGCGAGACATGTCCTCGGGAATGTAGTATTCGAAAGCCCCTGAATACCAGATCTCTCTCTTGATCTTGGTAGTCACGGTCAGTTTGGGACTGTTCACTAGGAACGCCGAGAGAGTACTTCTCCCCGGTGTAATCAAGGAATTAGAATAATTCCTCACACTAGTGCTTTCTTCGAGCACGTAAGGTCCAGCCTTTCGGCGAACGACCTTACCAGCGTCTCGGCGATACTGGCTGATAGTCTCAGAGAAAGTTGATGCTGCCTCCGTAAAGGATTTAGCATCAGAGACTACCGGGAGAATTCCGAATTGATAATTCAAGAATTCGCCTCCCGGATTCTGATCGAGAAGCGCTTTTCCCGGGGCAGAGAACAACTTGCCCTCGGTTATGAGCTCTCCGACAGAAACCAGTGCATTGGCAGTTGCTGATGTCGGTACTACCGAAAGCATCAACCTCTCTCCGTGTTTGCGGAGATCAGTTTGACTTAAGGCATTACTCGACGTCCAGACTGCGTGCTTATCCAGGCTATTAAGGTAGATACTTCTAGCGATGTCTCGTACTTCTATAGATGGAAATACGATACCTTCGTAGAAGTAGTTGGTTTTACCACTACCCCAATAGCTCTCAAGCCTGTGATGAGGATACGTGCCCTCGTGTCTAAGAGTGACTCTTCTTGTGAAGAAGGGTCCTCCGACATCTCGGGGACGCATCTTACTATCACGATGCCATGCCCGACCATGATACAACGACGATGTTTGCTGGTGCCATCCTGT